CGAGACCCAACCGGTGTTGCGCACCACTGGCAGCGGCGACGCCTCGGCATCCCACAGTGCATCGTCCCACAGGCCCTCGTCCCACAAATCGAGCACGCCGGGATCCGGGCCGGCCTGCGGCGGCGTTGGCAGCGTAACAACATAGTCGGTGGTGGCGCCGAGCTGGGGCTGGAACGGCTCGCCGGCCCGCGCCGCGAACGAGGCCCGCGCCTGGTGCCAGGTGATGACCTGCGACGGCGCCTGGAACGTCTCCCAGCCTCCGACCAGGGTGGCAACATAGGGCAGGCCGTCGTCATAGCCAGTGCGATCGGCCTGCAGGATCCTGCCGGTCTGCGTGCCGAAGAACATGTCGCCGGCCATCCGCGCGAAGCAGGTGGCGTCCCAGCCCGTGAAGCGCGCCCAGGCCCCGGTCGCGGCATTGACCACCGCGCAGCGCTGCTTGCCCGGCAGGTCGCCGGGCCAGGTGACGAATATGCCGCCATACTCATCCCACTTGCACATGGTCCAGGCCCACTCTCGCTTATCGATCGCCTCGGTGCGCCACATCTGCCTGATGTTGCGCGTGATCGCGGCCAGCTCCAGCTCGGCGCGGCTCTTGGTGATGGCGCCGGAGGTCGGCACGATACCGTCAACGGTGGCGATCAGGAGATCTCCACCAACCGAGAGGTGGGCGTTCATGCCCATCGGAGGCGACATCTCGTAGCGCCCTTCCTGGCGCCAGCTGGCGGCGCTGGAGGGATCCGACCCGGTGAAAATGATCAGCTCGCCCAGGTCAGTGCAAAATACCAGCTTGTCGTCGATGCCGTCGCCGGCGTCGATGCTCCAGGTCGCGCAGAACAGCAGATTACCGCCCTTGGTGGTAGCGCCCGCCAGCGGGATCATCGCCAATAGCCCGCCGACGGCATTGAGCGGCAGGTACCAGGCGTTCATCGAGTTTTTCTCGATGAAGAAGTAGCGATTGCGGTACTTGCAGACGTAGACCAGGTTCCTACCGTGCTCGATCGCGGTGCCGGCCGGCCCGGTAATCAGGTTGGCTGGCGGACTGCCGAGCGTGTAATCGAGCACTTCCCAGGTGGTGCCGTTGTAGCGCAGCGGATAATCGCCGGCGTCATTGACCGCAATCAGCCAATCGCCGCCCGCATTGGCAAACTGCGAGGCGGCGTAATTGCCGGATGCCTGGCCGGCCTTGACCAGCACTGGCGTCGTAGTGGTGACATCATAAAGATTGGCGGCATTGGCGAAGAACATCTTGCGCACATTGCCGCTCGCATATTCAAACGCGGATATGATCGGCGTCGTCTCCGGCAAGATGGCCCACAGGGCACAGCCGCCGCGCAGCGACACGCCGCGCAGCGTCGGCTTCCAGTTGTCGCAGATCACAGCCGCGCCAGGCTGCATGAAGGTCTCGTTCTCGCTCTGGATGATGCCGCGGGTCGGCGCCGGAAAGGTTATCGTTTCCAGCCGCTGCGCCACCTGCGATGGCACTGCCGTCCTGCGAAATGCCTGGTGCTGGCTCATGTCGGCACCGACCACGGATAGGCGATCTTGGCCGAGGCCGAGATCGGGCGGCTGCCGAGAATGATCGGCCCCGGACTGTCATGGCCCATCGCGATCGTCAGCGCGTCGCCGTAGGTGCCCATATCCTCGGCGTAGGCACCACCTTTTTGAGCCTTCCACTGCCAGATCATGCCTAATTTCAAAACCCGCTCGTCGAGTGCAAAGCTATCGCCATCGGCCATAAAACCGTCACCAAAACCGCCGCCAGCCAGCGCCACGCAGTTCTTGTCGAGGTAAGCGTAGTAGGCACTTTGTCCGACCGGCATTACTGGAAAAATCAGCATCTGACCGCCCAACAACGTCCACTCGCCGAAACCGGTAGTAACATTGCGCGAGCGCCGGTTCAGCCACTCGTCAGTATCGGGGATGAAATGCATCGGCGTCACAGCCGAAGTCGAGCGCCAGACGTTGGCCGTCAGCAACATGCGCTTGTAATTGGCCGGCAGGTTAAACGCCGTAGTAGTGCCGTCGCCGACATTGGTGGCGGTCTTTTTCAGCCTGGTCCAGTCGCGGGTGTCGTAGGCGATGCGCTGCGCCATCTCGTTGGCGAGCGACAGCATCTCCTGCATGGTGCGGTTGCCGGCGAGGTTGGAGAATACCGACTGCGGTATAGTAACGCCGACCGTCGCGCAGACATCCTTCACCACCGTAAAAAGCGTCATGCAGCCTGCTCCCCACTACCCGGCGCACATTGCCGCGCCATCCGCATCAGCGTCTTGCGGTTTGGTGTGCCCTTCGGGGCCTGCCCGGAATTAGCGGTGATGTACTCACGCAATTGATCGAGCGACATGCCGTCGAAATCGTCGTCGGCGGCCGCCTCCTCCTTGCGGTCCTTCATCAGCTTGACGTCGGCCTCGAGCAGCTCGTTGCGGGCTCGCAGCGCCTCCAGCTCGGCCGCCATCTGGCTATTGGGCGCGCCGCGTTTGGCCTCCTCGAGGTATTCGATCGCCTTGTTTTTGAAATCGCGGCCCTGGTGGCCGAGGTTCTTCAGCTCCAGGCCGTCGACTGCGGCCAGGGCCTCCACCGTGTAGATGTTGAGGGCACGCAGCTCGGCGCGACGAGCCTCGGTCAGGAACGGGACATGCGTCAGCGGCGTGCCCGACTTGGTCTGCGTCGCCTGATTCTTGAACTGCGCATACTGCCGGCGAAACCGCTCGGCGTAGGTGACCTTGACCTGCGAGCCGGTCTCGGGGTCGGTGGCCCAGTGCGAAAAACCGGCGGCGGGATAGACGCCGACCGTGTTCCGGGAGCCGGCATAACGCAGCTCACAGATCTCCAGATCATCGAAGATAGGGCGGCCGGCCGCGATGCTCTTGTCCTCGTTCTTCTGCGCCAGGTATTTGAACAGGGCAACTACGCCGGCATCAGGATCCTGTTGTGCCATGTACTACTCTCCGTTAAGTTGAAAATCGAGACTGCCGCCGCGCCGATCGAAACGCGGCGACGGTCCCATTATTCCGGCGAAATCGGGGGCGTGTTAAAGACCCCGCCGGAAAATTACGCTGCCGGGTTCGAATCGTAGAAACGCCAGTTAAACATTGGGTTTGTCATGGTCATTTCTCCCATCCACCCAATGAATTGAGCGATGGCGTCCTTGTCTATTGGCATCTGACCGTCACCTTCGAATAATTTATCGAAATTGCGGTTGGCGTTATAGCGGATCCGGAGACTATCGGTGTTTAAACCGAAAGTTGTATTGGCCGGCATGTTGCTTCCGATGCCGCCGTCGAGCACGATCTCGGCGCGCTTGCCGCCGCCGATGTATTCCAGCGCCGAGAAGCCGAGCTTGCCGAGCGAGGTCTCGTTCTGTTGCCTTTGAATGGCGATCGTCGCCGCGTCATAGGCCGCGTAGTGCTCGGGGCTCATGATCAGGAGATCGGCGTAATCCTTGCCGCGGGACTGCCGCGTCATGATCAGGTTCAGCATCGGACGGATTGTCGTCGATGAGACCTGAGTGCCGATGGTGGTGAACGGCGCCGCGTTGGCGTCGTAGATCTTGGTCTGCCATATCGCGGCCAGGTTGCGGTCGATGCCGCCATAGATGCCGCTAGTGTTGACGATCGGCACTGCGGTAGCGAGACCCGTCAGCTGCTTGCCACCATTGGCACTCCCATCCCCGTAAAGTGCTGCGTCCATTGCATCTTCTAGGGCTCGCTCGCCAGCCTCCATATAGCTGTCGTACACATCCATCAGCTGATTCGAGCCTTCATTATTGAGAATCTCCTGCATACTCAATATGATAGGTACCACGACTTGCTTAGGATCGTAGAAGGCGTCGTTAAACAAATCGATTGCCGGATTCAGCAGCTGATCATAGCCGCTGTACCATTGCGCGACGTTCTTGGAGACCTGCAGGGTCTGCCTGATGCGCGGCCCGGTGTAGGTCTGCCACAAACCCTTCCGGCGCAGCACTGCAAGCAGTGCGTTGTTGTTACTGACTAGATCCTGGTAGCCGGACGATCGCTGCTCGATCGCCATCGACAGTATCTGCTGATAGGCAGAATTGGTGGTGACGTTTGCCATGTTGGCGCGCTCCGCAAAAAGAGGTCAGACATTAGAGACCTCCCCGCACGCTCTTGATCGCGTTTGAGATGGCCTCGCGACGGCCGGGCGCCGGTCCACGCCTTGCGTCTCCGTTTGAGGGAGCGGACGCCGGCGAGCCTGAGATGCTCCGGTCAATGGATCGGGTCTGAGCCGATGCGGTGCGGGTCTGAGCCGCTTGCGTAGTGGGGCGGAGTAGCTCCGCCCTTCGATATGCGGTGTCGAGATCAAAACCGAGCCGTAACTCGCCCTCGATCAGGTCGCCGAGTTCATCGAAACGCGGGTGCCCTTCAGCGAACTGATCGACGGCGGACCGCGTGTAGGTGAACTGCTGGCGAGTATGCATCTGTTGCAGGTGGCCTTTCAAGGCCGTTATTTCCTGATGCAGCGCCCCGATCTGGTGACTGGCGGCGGTTTGCGCGTTCTGGTTCTGCACCATTTTATGCTGGTCCGGCGACTGGCTCAGAACCGTATAGGCGATGTCGCGCAGGTCGGCCCGGCGCGTGCCGCCCTGGCCGTCGGGAATCTGCATGCCGATATTATTGACGATAGCATCCAGCCCGCCAATGATGTCCGAGCGCAGCTTATGCTCCATCGAGACATAGTTCGTCAGCGCCCGCTCCAGGGTAGTGCCCTGTTGCTGGGCCATCTGGTGGAACCTGGCGATCGGCTGCATAGCCTCGGCGGCGCCGCGATAGTGCTGGTAGGCCTTGCCAAACTCCTGATGCATGCGGTGGACATCGGCGCGAACGCTCTCCGGCGCCGCCGCCCATTCCGCCTTGCCGCTGTCAGAAAACCGCGGCGGCGGATCCCGGTATGGGGTGCCCTCCGGCAGGGGCGCCGGTCTTAATGCGGCATTACGATTGGCATCTGTTTGGGCGTTTTGGGCGTTTTGGGCATCCTGGGCATGCCCGGGCGTGCCCTCTGCCCTGGCACGCGGCGCGAACTGCCCGCGGTCGCCGCGGGGCTGATCTCCGGGCCGCTTCTTCAGGTCGAGCTTCTCGGTTTCCTCGGGCGGCTTGTTGTGGCCTGGCTTGGCCTCCGCGACCTTAGCGGGGGCCCTGGGCTCGCTCTTGGGCTTGGCGTCGGGGGATTTACTGGCCCGGTCGAAAGCCTCCTGGATGGCCTCCCTACGGCTCTTGGGACGGTGCTCGGAACCCTTGTAATCGGCATCGATGCGATCGGGCGCCTGCTGGCCAACCGGGGTCGGCGTATTGACCGGGCTGGGATTGATCGCAACTTCGTTGGCGGGAGTTGCCGGCTCCGGCGCGGCCGGAGTGATGGTGACATCAGACATGATCTGTTCTCCGTCTACTAATTCAGATTCCGTAGATAACGGCCGGAAATGACTTTCCGGCTATTTCCGGCTATTCCCGGCCTTGACCTGCTCGATCGCGGCCTTGATCGCCTCGCGGCGCTCGGTCTTGACTTGCGTGGAAAGCGTAGCACGTTGCTTTGGTTTCATTTTCTCGTTGCCAACCTCGGTCAGACCGTGGGCGCGGCCGACGGCACGAAAGGCGCTTTTCGAGGTGTAATAGCGGCCGTCGACCTGCTCGGTCGGCTCCATGGTGTCGCTGATGAGATAGGGCAGCGGCAGGGCGGAACGAGCCGCCGGGACAACCGGTTTTTTCACGCGCCACAGACCGGGCGCCACTTCGACCAGCTCTACCATTTCCGAAAATACCTTCGAGTTGGGGCCATGACGTATTCCCGCATTTGCGCCGCGGCGGCTACGTAGGTGAGACCGACCTCGATCCCGGTCAGCGTGAACGCGCCAGGCGCCGCGACCAGCGTGTAATGATGCGCCCCCGACGGAGTATATACCAGATCTACCGCTATGCCGGTCACCGTGACCGGACCGGTCGACGCCGGCAGCCGTCGAGCGGCGCGCAAAACCACGGGCACGCCGTTCAGCGTGAATGTGCCCGCGATTACCGCACATCTGTAGGCGCGCAGCAGGCCCGCGGCATTGCCCGTTAGTACAATAGCGCCAGGCGCCGCAACCAGGATCTTCGAGCCGGCTCCCGAATAGACCAAGTTGACCGGAAAACCGGTCAGGACAACCGCGCCCTTCACCAGCGCCATCACCCGCGCATAGCGCAGCGCCGCGGCCTGGCCCGCCACTGCGACAGCGCCCTGCGCCGCCGCCATTACACGCTTGTAGCGCAACGCTGCGGCGTTGCCGGTAATGACGATCGAGCCCGCCGTCGCCGCCAGCCCGCGGCGTACGGTCAGCGCCGCCGCGAACCCAGTGACGACGACCGAACCCTTCGCTGCCGAAAGCATACGGCGGCTTGTCAGGGCTGCGGCATTGCCGGTGATGACGACCGCACCTTTCGCCGCCGCCATGCTGCGCTTGTAGGCCAGCGCCGCAGTATTGCCGGTGACAGTGATCGTACCCTTCACTGCCGTCAGCACGCGCCCAGTGCGCAAGCCCGCCGCAATGCCGGTGACGACGATGGCGCGCGTCGCCGCCAGCATTGGCCGGCCGCGGATCAGCAGCGCCGCGTTGCGGGTGACGACAATCGGGCCAACCGTCACCGGCATCTTGCGCACGATACGCAGGCCCGCCGCGATCCCGGTCAGCGCAACGCTGCCCTTGACTGCCGTCAGCGTGCGACCGACCACCAGCCGCGTCACGCTGCCGGAGACTACCACCGCCAGCTTCACCGCCGGCATGAGGGTGGAATGCCGCAGGATTGTCGGAATGCCGGTGACGACAACCTGGCCGGTTGTCGCCGGGATCTTGCGAGAGATCCTTAAGCCCGCGGGTTTACCCGTAACCGCTACCGCGCCGGCGACAGCGTCCAACCCCAGCTGGCCGTTCCAGTGCGCCTGGTCCCAGAGACCTACGTTCCAACGCTCTGGAACGCGAGCCATTACGCTACCGTTAGAACGCCATTCGCTGCATCAAAATCGACGGTAAAGGTCTCGGTGTCTGCCAGTGTGACACTGGAAAGGTAGTCGTACCAGCCGATCGCCTTGTTGGTCTTGCTCGAGTTATACAGCACTGCATAACGGAATGGCCCGATCTGGCCGGCCGCGGCCGTGAACACGCTGTCGACCAAAATAAGTTTGAACACGCCGGCCGTCGTGATCCCAGACGTGGTGGTGATGGTGTTGCCGCCAGCGGGATAGCCCAGCGCTGCTGCCGGCGGCGGATAGGCCGCCGCGCTCCATACCGTGTCGGCCGTCGTCGGCGCCGTATTGGTCAATGCGACCTTGAAAACGTCGGTCGCAAGATTGTGGCCCGCTTTGCATAACTCATCGATAAATGAAAAGTACTTGTTGAAGGCGGCCATTGTCGCTTCCCCTCTACGGCCCCGTCGTCACGTAAGTCACCGCCAGGCCTGGCGTAGTGCCGGTTACCTTGGTCACCGCCAGACCGTACTTGGTCGTCGATACCGATTCGGTCACCGCCACGCCCAGCAGCGGCTTGGTCGCGGTCACATCGACCACGGGCATACCGCCGGATGCCACGGTAACCACAGCCTTGCTCATCAACATTCTCCCCGCCAGATCGCATCAAGCACAGCATCATCTCCGCGACGATTGACCGGCAGCGAGCCAAGCTGTCGCCACCTTGCATAGTGCTGCTCGACGCGCCACGACAGGATCAACCAACGAATATGCCTGATGATCGGCAACCGCCTCATCGCGTCATCTCATGCAACGCCATGTTGGCCGCATGTCTGCGCCGTTTCGCCGCCTCGCTGCGTTTGTTGGACAACGTCTTGCTGGGCGTGCCGCGATGTGACTTGGCGGCAGCCGGACCAGGTGACGGCGCCGGCGGTACCGGCTCAGGCACCGGCTTTGGCGCTGGTGCCGGCTCCGGCTTCGGCTTCGGTGTTGGTTCGGTCGGCGGAATAACCTCGCTGCCAGGCGGCTCGTTAACGCTCTGGAGGTGATTCGCGATGTTGACAGGATCGGGAGTCTTGGGATCGTCGCTCATGTGAATACCCAATTGGTTGACGCAGTCATGATGCCGTTGCTGTAAACAGTGACCGGCACGTTGCCGGAGGTGGCCTTTTTCGGCGCGTTGGTGACCGTGAGCACCGTGGCGCTGGTGTAGTTGGTGGTCTGCGGAATGCCGTTGATGTAGACGATCGAGCCGCGGTTGAAATTGGTTCCGGTGACCGTCAACAGCGTGGTGCCGGCGCCGGAGACACCGCCCGCCGACAGGGAGCCGATCGTCGGCACTGCCGACCCCGACAGTGTCGAGGCGTGCGCAGTGTTGGGCGAGGACGTCACCAGATTGGTGTAGTTGCCAAGATCCGAAAACGCGATGGTCGGGCACTCCGCCCTGGATCCTGGCGCGGTGACCGTCACCTCGCTGCCGGCGCCCTCGTGGGCGACACTGGTCGAGGCCGGCACGGCGCCGACACTGTTCACGCCGGTGCCCGTGCCTGGATAGGTGTTCTCGGTGCCACCCGAGGTGGCGCCGGTACCAGACGCCAGCGCGCCGACATTGCCGGCAAACACGATCAACGAGCCGGCCGTGCCGTCGTCGAAGTAGGGCGGCGGATTGCTCGGCGAGACCAGCGCGCCGATGGCGCCGACGTAATTCTGGTAGGTTAGCTTGGTGTAGTTGGGCGGATTGGGCGGCGTCGCACCGGTGAAGCCGAAATTGGTTGGCGGCGTTGGCGACGGCGGGGTGCAGGTCAGCGCGCTTTGGGCCATTGTACTTCCTCCTCGAGACAGCTATATTTCAAAATAATTTGGAAAGGCCGGAACGTGACGGAAGCCGAGCTGGAAATCACCATCGAGCACCTGGTCGAGCGTCTGTACGATGCACGTGAAGGCAGTGCCAGCCATCGTATGGTCGTGCGTCAGCTCGACGGCATCCGCGATCGCAGCCAGCTGGCCGAACAGATCATGGAAGAATACGGATACTGGGGCCGCGGTGTTCATGGCTGATACTCGTCCTGCCGCGCCAGGCCGCCCATGACGGCAGTGCCGGCCATACCATAGAGCGGGATCTCGCCCCGCACTAGCCCGCGCCGGACGATCTCTGCCTTTGGCATGCCGGTAATGCGATGCGTGCGCTCGATCGCCTCGTTGACGGTACTGATCATAGGCTGCGCCCGGTAGCCGCCCTTGGCGGCGTCCTTGAGATCCTTGGCGCCGGCCCAGGCGACCTCCTGAAAATACCTGGGATCGACACCCGCGGCCGCAGCGCGCGCCGCGACCGGACCTTCATAGTTGCCGTAAGCGCCTTTCGGTGGGCTTAGCATCCCCTCAGGCTCGATCAACCCCATCATCTGCTCGTCGATGGTTGAACCAGCACGACCGCCGAGAAAATTACCGGAGAAATTGTAGCGCTTGGGATTTGCCGTGGTTATGCCCGTGCCTTCCATCAGCATCCTCTGATACTGCTTCATGTTGCCTTCGGCATAACGGCCGCCGGCCGGAAATGGATACTCGTATGGCTTGTCAGGCAACGGCAGTCCCTTTGACCGCAAGTAGTTGCCGTATTGCGCCAGCATCAGATTGTCCTTCGGGCTGGCGCCGCCCGTGGTCGCCGCCATCGCATCGGCGAACCTCTCTTTGAACATCTTCGGTCCCATCGTTGGACCATATTCCTTGATAAACTCACGCTCGAGCTGGCCCATCATGTACCAGTTCTCCGCGCCGCCCTGCTGCTGCATCCCGCGCTGAAAGGCGGCGTCTAGACGCGCCGCGGCCTCTGGCCCCCCGGCAGCCTCATACGCCACGGCGTTCTTCGGCCCTGGTCGCTGCGCCCGGATGCCGAGCGTGCTCTCTACCGGCGGATAGTTCGCCGGATCGACGTCGAACCGCTGTGCCGGATCGAAGTAAGGGTCGTAGTTGCCCTTGTCGATCTCGCGCTGCGCTGCGGTGCGCAGCTTGGCAACCTGGGCGGCCTCAGAGCTGGTCGCCTTGCCTTCGTAGGTCTTGCCGGTGACCGGATCGGTTTTCCATATCGGCGGGACCGTCGCCGGATAACGCTCCGCCACTTCCGGCATCAGCCGCGGTGCCGGACGCGCCTTGGTGGCCAGGCCACCGCCGGAGACGGCCATTCCAGCCCCCATCCCAGTTTCGATATCTTGCTCGGTGAAGTTCACCAACGGGCTGGCGGTGCGGTACAGGATCGGAGATGGCGGCGGGATCTCCGGCGGCGTGCCACGCATCTGGTTGGTCCAGGGATCGTTGCCGAGCGGCCGGTAGGCGTCCTGGGCGGCGAGCTGTCCCATCACCCACTCCGGCAGCGGCGGCGCCGGCTCGTCCTGGGCCGCCAGGTCACCCATTCTCGGCATCAGAACCTCCTGCGGTAATTCAGCCGCGCCGACAATTCCGGCGGCGCCTGGGCATCGGGCCGATAGTAGCCGCCTTCCAGGCTGAAGTCGCCGGCACCGATCGAGGCACCGAACCGCGGGGTGGGCCCGCGACCTCGGCTCTCGATCGACACCTCCGGCATCACCACGTCAGGCGTCAGCGGTGGCGGAATGTTGACGCGATAACGGTCCAGGGCCGCGATCTCGCCGAGCGCATCCTCCCAGCGCGTCTTGTCGGTCACGGCATCAGCCCTCCCCGCAGCTTGAACTGCTGTGCCGCCTGCCGTTGCCGTTCATTGGAACGCGAGATCATGTCCTGCTGCCGGGCCTGGTGCGCCTGCATGTCGGCCTGCGCCTTCTGACGCTGCAGCGCCATGTCCTGGTCCTTCGCGATCAGCTCGACCTGGTGCGCCTCCCGGCTCTCCTGCGCCTTCTGGCTTTGCACCGCGACCTTGCCGGCGTTGTCGCCCTGCTTGGACTGCAATTCCATCTGCTTGATGTCGCGCTGGTTCTGCAGCTCGAGCTGCTTGTGCTGGTCTTTCTGCTGCAGCTCCTGCTGCTTCAAGTCGCTCTCGGCCTTGATCTTCTCCTTGGCGGTCGCGTCCTTCATCTGCTCGACCTGGAGCAGGATCTTGCCCTGGGCCGTGGTCGGATCGTCGCCGCGCTGTTGCTGGCTCTTCTGCTCCATCTGGGTGACCAGCTCGTCGATGGCGCCATCGAGTTCGCGGCCAGCCCGGAATGGAGCAGTAGCAAACTTCAGCAGCTTGCCACAGAACTCCGCGGTCTTGGGCTCGGCCGTGATCATCTGCGAGAGCTGTGGCAGCAGCGCGCCGAGCGCGCTGACGAACTCGGTGCGAGCCTGCTTCTCGGCGTTCTCGTCGACCAGGATCGTGCTGTCGGTCTCGATGTCGAGAATGAACGACTTGGCGCGGTTGTCCTGCAGCAGCTTGAATACCTGCTCGATCGTCGGCTTCTCCTGAACTTTCTGTATATCCGCCTGACCCTGCGTTATCGC